GAGTTTATGGCTCTTGAGCAGATCCGTGAGAAAGAAGAAGAACTCAAGCAAATGATGATTATCTTAGGCCGTCCTGGTCTCTGGCATGATTGGCAAAAGTTTCAAGCCAAGGCCAGAGTAGCTAGGCGTGAGGCCGAGATTGCTTCTGCTGCAAGGCGTAAGAAGATCGTTGAAGGCAGCATTATTGCTGTGTTTATCTTGTGCTGTTTGGCTGTTCTTGGTGCTTTGGCTATGCTCATACTGCATCATCAAGGGAGATTGTGATGGAAGTTACGATGGAACGCTTTTTGGCTTGGAAGATCCTGCCAAGACTTATGATGTTTGTAATGACGTTCATGTACATCCGTGTCATTGAATGGTTCATGTCTTTGCCACCAGAGGCGATGACTTCACAAGCTACAGCATTAACTGCTACCGTCACTGGTGCTATGACCGGCGCATTTGCTGTATGGCTAGGGAGTGAGAAGTGATACAGGCGCTGATTCCAATCGTAGGTGAACTAGCTGGTGGGTGGCTAAAGGGCAAGGCTGCTGAGAAGGCAGCGCAAAGCCAAGTAAAGGTAGCGAAAGCCGAGGCCGAAGCCGAGGTTATGCGCGTTGCTGCTACGCATGAAGCGGGGTGGGAGCGTGTCATGGCCGAAGCCAGCAAGGATAGCTGGAAGGACGAGGCATGGACTATATTATTTATAGTGATCATTGCGATGTGTTTCATACCGCCGTTGCAGCCATATGTGGAGCGTGGCTTCACTGCGCTAGAGTCAACTCCGCAGTGGTTCCAGTGGGCGATGTACGCATCCATAGCGGCGAGCTTTGGACTCCGTGGTATCAAGGGGATCAAGAAGTGAACGTAGAAAAACTAATCAATGACTTGGAAGTCGATGAAGGTTGTAAGTTTGAGATTTACAAGGACCATCTAGGATACTTCACGTTCGGAATCGGGCATTTGATTACTGAAGATGATCCAGAACACGGCCAGCCTCTCGGCACCCCGATTACTGAGGATCGGGTGCGAGAGGCTTTCGAAAAAGACGTTGACCGTGTGCGCATGGATTGTTTGAAGCTGTACCCAAACTTCACCAGCTTGCCTGATGACGCGCAGCTTATCATTGCCAATATGATGTTTAATATGGGTCTGCCGCGCTTGTCTCAGTTCAAGAAGATGAAGGCGGCTGTCGATGCTGGTGATTGGGACGAGGCTGCTAATCAGATGGAAGACAGTCGTTGGTACCGTCAAGTTCCGAATCGCGCAGAGAGACTGATTGAGCGGATGCGGCTTCTCGCCGTTCCTGTGTAAGCATCTCTATTGCAGCTTGCTGGCACCTCAATGCCATCTGCATCATCTGGTCTGCTGTTTGTGGTAGGTGATGCACCTTGCCGTCTACACTGACAACGATGCCATCATTCCTTGGTGCGATAATCATTGCTTGCTCCATAAGAAAGGCGGACAAGCCGAAGCCTGTCCGCCAGTTTGCTAGGAGGATCGGAGAACCAAAACCGACCTGCTAGAAAGGTATATCATCATCGTCCTCTTGTGAAGCAGCTTCTTGCTGTGGCTCTGGTTCTTGCTGCTGTTTCTGTTTCTCGCTGACTTTGAGTGACATGAACTTGCGTCCGTCTTTCTCACCACGCCAACCAGCAATGCGCCAGTCTTGATGCAAGCCGTCGAGTGGGCCTGAGTAGTCTGGTGCTTTGTCATTGCCGTTCTTGTCGTTGCTGAACAGGACACCGATCTTCTGGAAGATCTCAAGACGCTTTTCGCCTGTGTTTGTTTCGGCAGTGACAATGACAACCTGCATGTCCTCGCCCATCACGTTCAGCTTGCCGTTCAGAAGCAGACGTTGTTCGGGCCAAGGCTTGCCAGCGATGCCGGAGTTTCTGTTGTCGTATTCAGCCATTGGGCTTTTCTCCTGTGATGATTTGCATAGCAGTAGAGTTGTTATGCGGGTTGGCAATCTTGTATTGGGTTGGTGCGCGTCCGCGCGTTTTTACAGGCAGACCCGCCTTGCGTATGTTCTTGAGGTAGGTTCTGACTGACTCTTGTGTGTAGCCAAACTTAGCCATGATATCGTCAACCGTTCTGTATCTGGTGAGCATGTACTGAGCCATGCCGGTTGGATACCAGTCTGATCTGCGTTGTCTGGTATTTGATACAGGCTTGTGAACTACAACTGACGGTACCTGTTTTGGAACTGTCATCATGTCTTCAAGCATCTTGTCGATACGAGCGAGTCGATACTCGATCTGGTCGAGTCGTTTATTAATCCCAAGCATCATCAGCCTCCTGCTTCTTTGCTACCTTCTGCACTTTGGGGTTGGACACACTGGCTGCATTGCCATCGTCATCCTCTGACGGAAGACCGAAGGCTGCTTGCAATCCGTAACGCTTGGCGTATGTGATGCCGCTGCCCATCTTTTGCGGGTCTGTGTTGTCCTTGGTAAGCACAGGTGTGCGACCAGTGACTGACTCACCAGACTCGTGCATCAGTATTGTGGTTACAAAGATGTGATGCTCGTCGAAGTCAACAAGCTGGGTGAATGTCAGCCCAACCTTGCCAGCTTCTGCGCGGACAGTCTCAATGACTTCCTCTAGGCTGGCGTACTTGGACTTGAAGAAGGGATTGGCTGCACCCTTCTTGGCTGCTGCCCCACTGTCGTGGAACTTGATCAGTGCTGTTGCAAGATTCTTAGTCGTCATAATGGTTCTCCTTTACTGCGATACGAAGTGATCCGCGCTTGTCGCGCTTGATGGTGAGCAGGTCGCAGTAAACCTCCCGCTCATCATCTCCTACCATTGCCTTGAGATCGGCCTTGGCAGATTCAAATAGCTGTGCATCCTGTTGATGCTGAATGTAGTCATGGCACCGGCTGATGAACTCGTTGTCACCAGACGCATCGCGCTTGACCATATCGTTGACAGGGATCTTGTCTTGGTTAGGCAAGTTAACGTGGTTGCCATACACCTCGTCAGCTTCTGCTGGCGGTGTGTCATCTACAACAAGCTGCCAGAATGTCTTGAGATGCACACGCATACGCTCGACGTAATCATCGGCACGAGATACACGCACTGACTCCCAGCGTCTGTTGCCAAACAGGACTGACAGATAACATTCAGTGTAGTTGCCGACCCACATATAAAACTGGATCTGTGGCATGTACTGCTTGAGCACATTGTCGATGGTGTTGTTGTCGTAGGTGTGCTTGCACTCGATTGGTGTGACGCCCTCAACAAGACCGTCAAGCATCCCTTTGCATGGGACGCCATCTACATCCAGCTTGATCTCATGCTGGCTGAAAGATACTTCCTTGCCTGTTTGTTGACCAAACCAGTTGATGTTGAACTGTTCGGTGAATGTGCCAAGCTGCACTGGTAATACATCTGATAGGTCTTCAGGCTTTTTGCGTCCTGTTTTCTCTTCCCAGAGTGATATCCAATCACCTTCCATGATGCGGCGCATGTCGCTGCCGCCGATAAATCCTATGCGGTTCATTTGGTTCTCCTTTGCATAGTTAGTTTACTGCGAACTTGCAGTTAGTGCAACTTTTTTGGCTGTCAGTGCCTCCATTAGTTTGCGACGTTTCTCAACACGCCACTCAATGTGTTTGTGGAACTCGGCGTATGCCGGCCAGAAGGTGCACGACTCCCCGACCTTCTGGACGGCATACAGCACGATGTCCGCAGGATACTTAATCAACTGAGCGGTGAGTGACTTGATTCTGATTGCTTGATCTTTGGCAGTCTCCCCTGCTGGCTTCACTACAAGCGTTGCAAGCATGGTGAGCTGCTCACCTATCTGCTTGTCAGGAAGGGGCGTCAGTGAGGCTTGTACGGCGTTTAAAGCACGGTCTAGCGATGCCTCGTCAGTCACATGCACATCGTAGCGCAGCAATGTGATCTGAACGTCGCCATCACGAGGGAAACGTGTGCGTTCTACGCTAGTTATCTTCAAGCCCGGTAATGAGTCCAGCGAAGTGACTAGATTCCTGTCTACCTCTGCTGGATCTCCGACTTCCACCAGCCGAGCCACCGCTCGTTGCTGCTGTTCCCCACTCAACGGCGTTAGTACACCATTTTTTGTAGGCGAGGTCTGGTCGCTTGAACGTGTTGCCTTTTGACCTGTGGTGATCGCGGAACTTAGTGGCTTCAATGTCATGGTTTATCTCCACTCCTAGCAAATCATTGAGTGTAGCCTGTTGCTTGTCGGTTGGCATCCATTCGTCAGATAGCTCTGCTTTGGATGTTCGTTTCTTTTTGGTTAGTAACGGAGCAATGTCACGCTCGAACACATCACCATCAAAGATGACAAGCGTTTTTGGTGTGCCAACTTTGCGTTTGTAAAACGCAACGTCACGCACAACGGTGAATGGGTTAGGGAAGTTTGACTTATCTCGGTACTTTACTTCCACCACCAACTCAAGTCGTCCGAGTTTCCAGATGATGTCGCCGGAGTATTCTCCGCCGAGTGCGCCTGATAGGGGCTGGCGTTTGGCTGTGAAGCCAAGTTCTTGGAGCCAGTTGACGAACCACCTTTCGTGGTAGTTTCCTTTGTCGCGATTTTTGTTTGCCATTGGTTCTCCTGATAGCAGTCAAGGCAGATTGTGTACCATGACGGTGGGTTGGCTGATGCTACTGGACAGACAAACCAGTGAGTGTAGGTGCCACATGCTTCACATGTTTGTGGCTTACCTTCATTCAGTTTCTTTTTTGTGCGTCTGTTTTTTGCTGGCATCGGTGATGTAGTCCCATACGAGTTTTGCTGTTTCGTATCGCAACTCCTTGCCTTGGTTGGCTCTGTAATAGGTTGAGTCTCGAACACCAGCTTGAAGGAACGCATCCTTGAGTGATATTCGGTGGCGCTTTGCTCTGTTCTTGAGCGTTGTCATGTAGCTTTTCATGCAGGGATAGTCCTGCATACTTGCAGTCATGTCAATCTTCGATGCGTTTCATCATGTCAAGAAACTCTAAAGTACGAGTTAGCAGGGTGCGAGTCAGGGTGAACCTGTCTGACCCAAAGCTAACGCCAACTTTTATTTCCGTCCTGATCTTACGAGCTATGTCTTCGTTGAAGAGTGGGTGGCTGTAAACACCATCCCAAAGCTCATCAATCGTCTTGTTCATTGTAGAACTCCTTTGCCCACATGATTAGCTGCTGCCGACCAGACTCAGCCTTGCGTTTGCGGTGGTCGGTAAAGATCAAGCCTTTTTCTTTGAGTTGCTTGTATCTGGCAGTGATTGTGCTGTAGCGATATCCGGGAAGGATGCGCAGCACATCATCAGAGATGCAGCCATTGTCTGCAAAGCTGGTGATTGCAGCTAATACAACACGCTCCATCTTGCTTACATCAAGCTGCTCGGCAGCATCATGGCTAGTGCTTGGGTCGTCACGACGAGCCAGTTTGTATGCTGGTGTCTCTGGAAAATCTGGCTGGTCTAGTCCCAGCTTGTCAAATAGATCGTTCATTGATTGGTTCTCCTAG